AACATCGACGGGCTCTCCTACATGGAGAGAGTGAAGTTTGAAACCGATATGCAGGTAGATTTTGTTACAGATAATCTGCTTGTGAAGGGTTACGAGAGATATTCGTTCGCCTACTACAATTGGAGGAGTATCTGGGGAAGCTTCCCAACCTCTTGATTTGGTTGGGTTTTTCGTCCTTAGAACGCTACAATTGACAAAAATTAATCTTCCGGTGTATGGTTCAAAACCAACATCGGGAGATTAAAATGAAGGGCAAAGCTAAGGTTCCAAGTCTAACACACCAGCAAGTTCGGGATGCTTTGGACTACAATCCTGCTACCGGGGTGTTTGTGTGGAAGATCAGCCCGGCAAAGAATGTAAAATCTGGAACCACTGCTGGCGGAAATAGCAAAGGCAATGGCTATCGCTATATCCGGCTTAGTGGGGAAGAGATTACTGAATGTCGAATGGCTTGGTTTTATATGACGGGGCAATGGCCGGAGCGAAGGGTTCGGTTCAAGAACGGCGATAAATCAGATTGTCGTTTTAAAAATCTAACTCTTTTTAATGGTCTTGCTGGTGAATTTGACCATAAGACACGAGAGGGCCGCAGGGCTTATCAAAATGCTTATCGGGCAATGACACCAAACCAGCAGAAAGCTCGTGCTTTACGCGATAGCTTTGATCTTTCGCTTGATAAATACAACAAAATGTTTGAGGCCCAACATGGCAAATGCGCTATCTGTAACCAGCCAGAAACGCAGATGCGTAAAGGAAGGCTAAAAACATTAGCTGTCGATCATAACCACAAAAGTGGTGCAATTCGGGGCTTGTTGTGTTTTGATTGCAATACAGGCATTGGAAAGCTAAAGGATGATCCTCAAATCCTCCGGCTGGCTGCCCAATATCTGGACTTTCATTCTAGGCACCTAAACCATCTGACCGGCCTAGCGGACGCTGCACAGACAGATGGTTGACTCGTGCAGGAGGTTCCTATGGGAACAAGCACTTTTACCGGCCCCCTGAAGGCTGGCGATGTTATCGACACGACTGGCACTACGCCGGGTACTGTCTCGAATGTGGGCTTCGTTGCAATGGCACAGACTGCGGCTATCACGCAGGCTGGCTCGGCTACGGCGTATAAAACCGACATCTGCATTCCGGCCTACAGCCATATCTTGAACATCCAGTTCTTGAACTCGACTGCTTGGGCTGCAACGAACACCGTTAGCGTTGGCACTAGTGCGACCGCTACTGAACTGGTTGCTAGTGTGGCTATGACTCAGGGTCAGGTTTCGGCTAACCCCGGAGCGGACGCAACTCGTGTCGCCAACTGGTCAAATGTCGGCGCTAACGATGTGATCATCTATGTCCTGTCCACCAACGCTGGTGCAGGCGTCGGTGACATCGTTGTTCGTTACATCCAAGCTGAAAACGCTTAATCAGAGCCATAGGAGGTTCACATGAAAGGTCGCATTGCTCGTAAGGATGGCGGTCCTGCTAAGGGCGTCAACGAAATGGCTCAGGATTCTTCTAAGAAGAACATGCGCTATACCTATCAGTCCAACGTCAACGATGAAGCTGAAGAGCGGAAGCGTGGCGGTAAAGCTGTCGGTAAGGTTAAGGGCGAAAAGGGTAAGGCTGACATGGGTCGCGCCCCCCGCAAGTCTGGTGGCCGCACTGGTTCGAACATGAACCCGCTGTCGTCTGCCGCGAAGGGGACGAATGCCCCCGGTCGTGACACTTCTGGCAGCCTGTCGTAATCATCCTCCCTGATTACTGGTTGCGGACGGGGGCTTCATGCCCCCGTTTTCATAGGAGAGTGCTATGTCTGGTGCTTGGACACGCAAAGAGGGCAAGAACCCTGAAGGTGGGCTTAATGAGAAGGGCCGGGCCTCTTTGAGGGCGCAGGGCCATGACATTAAGCGTCCACAGCCAGAAGGGGGGTCGCGAAAAGATTCATTTTGTAGTAGGATGACTGGCATGAAGCGGAAAATGACTGGTTCTGCCAAAGCTGCGGACCCTGATAGCCGCATCAACAAGTCACTTCGAAAGTGGGATTGCTGACATGAGCAAGCCTTTCTGGGAGAAAGACGCGCCAAAAGATGCTAAAGAGAAGCATCTTGATCGCAAGCAGAAGCAATCTGCTAAGGCGATGGCTAGAGCTGCTGGACGGCCCTATCCAAATTTGGTTGATAATGCCGCTGCGGCTCGCACGAAAAGGAAGTGACATGAAGCTCACGACAATCACAGCGTCTGGCGTTAGCCGCAGCAATGTCTGCGCCGTTGACGACTTTCAGGCCCCCTTCAATATCGGGATTGGCGCAAAACTCGTCTCTGGCGCGGCTACCTTTAACATCGAATACTCGTTCGATGATCCGATGGCAGATGGCTACACGGCGGCGGGTGCAACTTGGTACGTTGCTACGGGCTTTTCCGGTGTCAGCGCCTCTACTGGTGGCGCGTTTACCATTCCGTGTAAGGCGATCTCGATCAACATTACCGCTAGTGCCGGTACTGTCACGGCTACGATCATCCAAGCTGGGCCTGTCTAATGGCGACCTCTAACACCTATGCGTTCAACCCCGGTTTAGGCGAGCTTACGCTCTATGCCTACAACCTGATTGGTGTCCGCAATACCGCCGTGCTTCAGGAGCATATGGAGGCCGCTCGTATGGCTTCTAACATGCTCTTGGCGCGTTGGTCTAATCAGGGTGTTAACTTGTGGGCGGTTGATCTCGTTGAGACAACGCTTGTGACGGGCCAATCGACGTACCCGGTGGACGGAAATACCGTAGCAATTCTCGATGCTTACGTGACAAATGACCAGACCGGCGAGAACATCGACCGCATCATCTTGCCGGTAAGCCGCACTGAATATGCCAGCTATCCCAATAAGGAACAGCAGGGCTTTCCTACGGTCTACTGGTTTGACAGGCTGATCAGCGCATCGCGTTCGACTGGTTCAGCGGGTCCGTCCGTGACACTTTGGCCCGTGCCGAATGTGGACAATGGCCCTTCGACGCTGAAATACTATCGTGTTCGGCAAATTCAGGATTCGGCGCTTCAAAACGGCCAAACCGTTGAAATCCCTTACCTTTGGCTGGAAGCGTTTGCGTATGCACTTGCCCTTCGTCTTGCTCAGATATGGAATCCTAATGCTATCCCGCTCATTAAGCCGATGGCAGATGAGTCGTATCAGATCGCGGCGGATCAGAACATTGAGACTGCCCAGCAATACATCAGCCCCATGATCAGCGGGTACTTCCGATAAGGGGACATAGATGGGGTACGCATCACGGTCAGGACGCGCCAGAACAGACGCCCGCAACCCGCGAGCTTTTGCCGTCTGCGACCGTTGCGCCATCTGGTACAACCATAACCAGCTTACTTGGCAGTATGACTGGGCTGGCGCGTCTCTTGTCAACAAACGCATCTTGGTCTGCAATACGTGCTATGACACGCCTCAAGAGCAACTTCGTGCCATTATCGTGCCTGCCGATCCCGTCCCGATTGTGAACCCGCGCGTTGAGCCATACGCTTGGGACGAGATCGACCGCCGTCAGGTGTCTGGTTATGACACAACGAGCCAAGTGACTGGTATCCCGGTTCAGGCTGGCCCCTCTCGCGCGACGACTATCAATAGCACTGTGCCGGATGGCATTCGTGTCACGCAGCAGACTGGCGAAGCTCCGGGCGGCAAGAACCAACTGCCCGGCACCGACCCAAATGCCGTGACATTCAGAAATGTTGTCTCTGTCACGAACAATGGCATTGGGGTAATTCGGATCACGGTTAGCCTGACTTCAGGGTTCATCACCGGCCAGCGTGTCATCATTCAGGAAGTTGCTGGCGTCACCAATGCCAATGGGCGTTGGACGATCACGGTCATCAACCCGCAGCAGTTTGACCTTCAGAACTCCAGTTTCGCTGGCGCGTACACCAGCGGCGGATATGTTATAAATGATCCAAGCTTGCCTTATGGGTTCGATCAAATCCCGCGCACTGGACCTCTCTGATGCCCACATACTCTAGTAACATCCAAATCCCCAATCTTGGCGCTGTCACTTCGCTGAATGGCACGGAACAGATTGAGGTGGTGCAAGCTGGCGTATCCAAGCGGGCTACGACGCTACAGCTTGCCAATCTGCTGGGTGGCGGTGCTACGGGGCCTATCGGGCCAGTAGGCGCGACGGGACCAACCGGCCCCACGGGTAACTCTGGCCCCACCGGTCCTACGGGAGTGCAGGGCGTCACCGGACCAACGGGGCCAACTGGCCCCACCGGGCCTACAGGGCCTACGGGTTTTGGTGCCACCGGCCCCACCGGCCCCACCGGGATACAGGGAATTACCGGGCCTACCGGCCCCACGGGTGCCACGGGCGCAGCTTCAACCGTCGCCGGTCCAACGGGCCCCACAGGGCCCACGGGAGCCACAGGGGCGAATTCAACAGTCGCAGGCCCCACTGGGCCCACCGGCCCCACTGGAGCCACCGGAGCAGCATCCACTGTGGCTGGCCCGACTGGTCCTACGGGTCCAACTGGCGCTACGGGAGCCGCTTCTACAGTCGCGGGGCCTACTGGTCCAACCGGGCCTACGGGTGCAACAGGAAACGGCGGTCCAACTGGCGCAACCGGCGCAGCTTCAACCGTCGCTGGCCCCACCGGCCCCACCGGGCCTACTGGTGCCACAGGGGCCGCCTCTACGGTTGCGGGCCCGACAGGCCCTACCGGCCCCACGGGCGCCACGGGTGCCACGGGCGCAGCTTCCACGGTTGCAGGGCCTACGGGGCCTACTGGTTCTGCCTCAACAGTTGCCGGCCCCACAGGCCCCACTGGCCCTACAGGAGCATCCTCCACTGTCGCGGGGCCGACGGGTCCAACGGGTCCAACTGGCGCTGCGTCTTCAGTGGCTGGTCCCACTGGCCCCACTGGCCCCGCTGGGACAGGGACAAATATATCTGTTTCAGACGAAGGTTCACTGCTTACGTCAAGTGTGACAAGCTTCAATTTTGTTGGAACTGGTGTGACTGCAACGGCTGCGACCAATGCTGTTACTGTGACAATTCCCGGAGGCGCTAGTTTTACGTGGCAAACTGTAAAAACAGCTAGTTTTACCGCAGTTGTTGGAAACGCATATCCGGTCAATACAACATCTGGAGCGGTGACAGTTACGCTTCCTGCCAGCCCATCTGCTGGTGAGGTTGTTCAGATAACGGACTATGCGGGGACGTTTGGAACAAATATTTGTACAGTTAATCCCAATGGTGGAAAATTAAATGGAATAGCAACTAACGCAAATTTTTCTATATCCCGTGAAAGTGTTGCCATCGTTTACATTGATTCAACGCAGGGGTGGATTGCATATTCCGGTTTTGCAAATACTCCTCTAATTACTCAATACACTGCATCTTATCTCATTACTGCTGGAGGAGGAGGTGGTGGAACATGGATTGGCGGCGGCGGCGGTGCTGGTGGCCTTCTAACAGGAACAACAACTTTTACGCCCGGCACAGTTTATTCCGCTGTTATTGGTGCTGGTGGCGCTGGATCTTCAAGCAGAGCCTCTTCTGGAACAAGTGGGTCTACCACTACATTTACAGGATTAACATCTCCAACTGGGGGCGGCGGCGGCGGGTCATATACCTCTGGTGGAGCACCTTCAACCCCCGGCAGCGGTGGTTCTGGAGGTGGTGGCTCAGGCTATCCTTCTAACTCTTCACCGGGTGGCTCTGGAACATCTGGTCAGGGCAGTGCGGGTGGAACAGGGGCATCAGCATCTCCGTATGGCGGTGGTGGTGGTGGCGGCGCATCTGCCGTTGGCGGGGTGCAATCTGGAACAACCGCTGGCGCTGGCGGCGCTGGCACAGCATCATCAATTACAGGATCATCAGTCACTTATGCAGGCGGCGGCGGAGGCTCTCCTACTAGTGGTGCTAATACTGGCGGCTCTGGAGGTGCGGGCGGTGGCGGTGCCGGTGGAAATGGAGGGGCTGCTGGAACAGCAGGCACTGCAAATATTGGTGGTGGTGGCGGCGGCGGAAGCAATGATGGTACAAATGCTTTGGCCGGCGGAACTGGTGGATCTGGCGTTGTAATTATTTCAATTCCAACAGCCAATTACACTGGCACGGTAACTGGTTCCCCTACAGTTACGACATCAGGGTCTAACACCATCATTAAATTTACCGGATCAGGGAGCTATACGGCATGAGCCACTTTTCTAAAGTTCTAGATGGCAAAGTTGTCCAAGTCATTGTCGCTGAGCCCGACTTCTTCAACACATTTGTTGATAGTTCGCCGGGGACATGGATACAGACCAGTTACAACACCCGTGGCGGGTTGCATTATGGTTCAGATGGGCAACCGGATGGCGGTGTGGCATTGCGTGGCAACTACGCTGGCATTGGGTACATTTATGATGCCCCCAACGATGTTTTCTACGCGCCGCAACCGTATGGGTCATGGACCCTAAATCAAACGACATGGTTGTGGGAGCCGCCGGTGGCTTATCCTGCTGATGGTAAATTGTATCTTTGGGATGAGCCGACAAAAAACTGGATGTTAGCGCCCGATCAGGAGCAATAGGCGATGACTATTTCTCGCAACCTATCAATTCTTGCGGAAGGAGCCAGCGCCTCTGGTGTTCTTGCGCCCGCCAATGCGGCAGGCAGTTTCTTCTTCATGTTCTGATCAAGTTGATACATAACTGAAATTGTGGCAAAAAGGGTCGTCGGAGTCACCACATGGCTAATCAGCAAATCCCCAACCTCCCTGCGGCTACGTCCCTAAGCGGATCGGAGCAGGTTGAGGTTGTGCAGGCCGGTGTATCTCGACGCGCCACGACATCACAGCTTGCCAATTTGCTTGGCGTCGGCCCCACAGGCCCCATCGGCCCGCAGGGTGCTACCGGCCCGAGCGGCCCCACCGGCCCGACCGGGCCTACGGGCGCGACCGGGATTGGTGCGACTGGCCCCACAGGTCCAACTGGCCCTACCGGACCAACGGGGTTCGGCCCTACTGGCCCCACCGGGGCTACTGGTGCTGCATCTACGGTCGCTGGCCCGACAGGCCCGACTGGTCCGACTGGCCCTACGGGTGCGGCCTCAACAGTAGCAGGCCCCACGGGACCAACTGGCCCTACTGGCCCTACCGGTGCAGCTTCTACCGTTGCGGGGCCAACTGGCCCCACAGGGCCAACAGGCCCAACTGGCGCTGCCTCAAGCGTGGCTGGTCCTACCGGCCCTACTGGCCCCACAGGTGTGTCCGTTACTGGTCCCACTGGACCCACTGGCCCGACCGGCCTTCCGGGTGGCATTTATAATTCAACGAGTACAACGCCCCTTACAATCGGCTTGGGGGCTCAGTCCCTGACGGTTGGCACGGGCTTGTCGTATACCGCCGCGCAGCAGCTAATCGTTGCCAATAGTTCGTCCAATTACATGATTGGCACTGTCACGTCCTACAACTCTGGGACTGGCGCGTTGGTGATGGACATCACCTTCATAATGGGTCTTGGCACGTTCTCGTCATGGACGACTAACATCAACGGCGCTTCCGGCCCCGCTGGTCCTACGGGTCCGACCGGCCCTACTGGTGCCGCTTCTACTGTTGCTGGTCCCACGGGTCCAACTGGGCCAACCGGTGCCGCATCCTCTGTTGCTGGGCCGACTGGTCCCACCGGACCTACGGGCGCGCAGGGAATTACGGGGCCAACTGGCCCCACTGGACCGACAGGGGCTGCTTCCAGCGTGGCAGGTCCTACTGGCCCCACCGGCCCAACAGGTGCGTCTTCTACTGTAGCGGGGCCAACTGGCCCTACAGGCCCAACCGGTGCGGCATCAACAGTAGCAGGCCCCACTGGCCCAACAGGGCCTGCGGGGAGTGGCGGCGGCTCTGCGGCTGGTAACAATATCTTCTTGGCCGATTACTTCGGAGGCTTCTAATGGCTGTTACAGCAACCCCAATTTTCGCCCAGACCGCCAACGTAGGCGCGCTGAATGCGATTATCTCAACCGCGATGACTAACACCACTGCCTTTGATGGCACGATGGCGGCGGGCACTGCAATGGCGCTCTGCTACACGGCAGGCGCAAACGGGTCTCGCATTGACCAGATACAAATTAAGTTTGCGTCTACCAACGGCGCAACTGCTTCGGGAACATCGTCCGCTACGTTGGTTCGCCTTTGGATCAATAACGGTTCTGTAAATACCACAGCAGGAAACAACATTTTCTTGGGTGAAGTGGCGATGCCTGCAACTACTGTGACTGCGCTTGGGACGACCGCTAACACCGTGTACGGTCTTGCGGTTCCTGTTGGCGGGCTCAATATCCCTGCGGGTTATCGCATCTATGCTGGCCTCACCGTTGCTGCTGGCGGCACCAATATCGCTATTGCAATCAACACCATCGGTGGAGATTACTAATGAGCGTCCCACAACAACTTTCTGGCTTTAACAATCAGCTTCCACCACGCCAGCCGATTAGAAACATCACGGCTGCGTATCAAGTCACGGGCGCTGATTACGGCCAGACTCTTAGTTGTACGGGGGCAACATCATATACTGTTTCGCTAACTTCTGCGGCGTCTATTGGGGCGGGATTTAATTTTACTATTTGGAATAGAAGCACTTCGGCAACAACCATAATAACAATTGATCCAAACGGGTCTGAAACTATAGATGGAAAAACAACTCGCACAATTTACATTGGAGAGGGTCTACAAATAATTTGTGATGGGTCTAATTGGCAAACGGGATCAAAAAAGACAATGCGGGCCTATGCTGAAAACATAGCGTCCGGCACTCAAGCAACTGCCACAGGCTCCAGTTCTGTTGCCATTGGGTATAACGCAGCTTCATCTCAGACTAGCAGTATATCGTTTGGGGCTCTTGCATCTTCGTCGGGTTCGTATGGCTCTGCAATCGGGCATCTTGCAGCAGCTTCTGGTGCATATTCTGTTGCCATTGGCTGGTCAACAATAGCTTCAAGCACAAGTTCTGTTGCCATCGGATTTAGTGCTCAAGCATCAGGGCTAGCTTCTTTTGCTTTAGGCTCGTTTTGTAAAAGTCCATATGAAGGCAAATATGCTTATGCCTGTGATTTTATTTCCTCCGCGTCTGACAGCCAATATGGGCTAACGGTGCTACATGGAGGCACAACAACCGCAACACCTTTGATTCTATGGGCCGGGTCTTCAGGGTTTGCAACTGCAAACAATCAAGTCATTCTACCCGACAATTCGGCTTACACTTTTAGTATTCTTGTTGTTGCGCGACAATCCGCTGCGGGAGGAACAGCTTCTGCTGCTTGGAAAATAGAAGGTCTAATTCGCCGTGAAAGTGGTGTTGCGACCACAACAATTGTGGGGACTCCAACAACAACGGTAATTAGTAATGTTCCCGGATGGTCTATTGCCGTGTCCGCTGATACGACAAACGGGTGTCTTGCGCTTACGGCTACTGGCGCAAGTGCTACAAATATCAACTGGTCGGCCACCGTCCAAACATCTGAAGTCACTTACGCATAGGGTGCAGCATGGCAATCCAACTTGATCTTCAAACTACTCAATATGGGATTGGTTTTCAGGGTGCATATTTTCGCATTTTGAAAACATTCATTTGTCGCGAAGAAAATCCCGCCGCCCGCTTTAGCGTCACAATTGACGTTGTTGGTTATGCGGGCCAACCACAGAATGCCAATCAAAAAGACATAGAGTGGCGGCAATATCGCGCACCTATGGACCAGATTGAAGTTCAATCCGGTGACAACTTTTTGGCGCGTTGCTACGAATGGGTAATGGCGCAACCTGACATGGTTGGCGCTGTGGCCGTGTAATCTTCATCATGGCAAAGAGGGGGGTCTCATGCCGTTTAGCTCAAAAGATGGTAAAAAGCACATCGAAAATATCGTATCTCGGCTTCCGCACCAAAGGATGCTTGATATTGGCTGTGGGTGCGGAACCTACGCCAAAATGTTCCCAGACGCTGACTGGACTGGCGTGGAAATATGGGGGGCATACGTTGAGAAGTATGGTCTTGCGGGTTTGTATGGCAAACTTCACATTGAAGATGCTCGCATATGGACCCCAACGGATCATTATGACGTAGCCTTTGCTGGCGATGTTCTTGAGCATATGACGGTTGATGAGGCCAAAAGTCTGTTGGCCCGCCTTAAGTCATGCGCCGATACGGTTGTTGTCAGCATTCCGATTGGGCATTACCCACAGGAAGAATATGGGGGCAACCCTCACGAAGCACACGTCACCGACAATTGGACTGACGAAGAGGTTCGCCGGGTGTTTGGTGAGCCAAGCTGGGCACATGTCGATGGCGAGATTGGCGTCTACATTTGGTCTAAACACCCGATCAGGCTCAAAATTTGCGTCTACGCGATCAGCAAGAATGAAGCGCACTTCATCCAACGGTTTTGCGAGTCTGCCAAAGAGGCCGACATGATCCTGATCGCGGACACTGGCAGCACTGACGGGCTACCGGAAGAGGCTGAAAGGCATGGCGCAATTGTCCACCACATCAGCATCAGCCCGTGGCGTTTTGACACTGCCAGAAATGCGGCTTTGGCGCTCGTCCCGCGCGATATGGATGTCTGCATCAGTCTCGACATTGATGAGGTTCTTCAGCCCGGCTGGCGTGAGGAGATTGAACGTGTATGGGTCAAAGGCGAGACGACCAGACTGCGCTACATGTTTGATTGGGGCTGCGGCATCAACTTCTATTACGAGAAAATTCATGCCAAGCACGGCTACATGTGGCACCACCCCTGCCACGAATATCCAATCCCTGACGGGCGGATCACGGAAGTCTGGGCGCAGACAGACATGCTGCTTGCCGTCCACAAGCCCGACCCGACCAAGAGCCGGGGGCAGTACATGGATCTTCTGGAACTTTCTGTAAGGGAAGACCCCCAGTGCCCGCGCAACGCCTTCTACTACGCCAGAGAGTTGAGCTTCCACGCCCGCTGGCAGGACAGCATCGACGCCTGCAAGAACTATCTGGGCCTCCCACGCGCCACATGGATGAACGAGCGGTGCTACGCCTACCGTGTCATGGGCCGCTGCTACAGTGAGCTTGGCAACGCAGCGGAGGCCGAAAAGGCGTTCCAGATGGCGGCGTCTGAGGCCCCCAACACCCGTGAGCCGTGGTGTGAGTTGGCGATCTTGTGCTACCGCCAACAGCGTTGGGAGGAGTGCTTTGCCTACTCCATGCGGGCGCTGCAAATCACAAATCGGGAAGCGGTTTATACCTGTGACCCAGCAGTTTGGGGCTATCAGGCGCATGACTTGGCGGCGATTTCGGCTTGGAATCTTGGCATCAAAGACATTGCCATCAAACAGGGCCAGATTGCCGTCGATCTGGAGCCACATGATGAGCGCCTGAAGGCCAACCTGAAGTTCTTCAAAGGCATCCAGAACGCGCCAAATGTTGTCCACTTCATCTATTTTGGCGGCGAAGGCTCCCGGCCCTACAGCTACACGAACTATCTGGCGGTCAGGGCTGCGGCGGATGTCCAGAAGCCCAGTGAAATCATCATGTGGTGCGATGATGAGCCGGTTGGCAATCCAAATTGGGACGCAATCCGGCCATATGTCACGATCAGGCATGTGTCTGCGCCCAAGACGATCTGCGGCATGGAACTGAAATACCGGCACTATCAGTCCGATGTTTTTCGCCTGCGGACCCTGCATGAGCATGGCGGCATCTATCTGGACAACGATCTGGTCCTCACCAAATCGCTGGCACCCCTTATGAGCGACAAGATCGTAATGGGGTATGACGCGCCAGACACGGTGGATTCCATTGCCAATGCGGTCATCATCTGCCCTCCCGGCCATGAGTTCATCGACATCTGGCTGGCGCGTATGGCCGACCGGATCAGTGAGAAGTGGGCTGATCACTCGGTTGTGCTTGCCGCCGACTTGGCAAAAGAGTTCCCGCACCTGATCCAAGTGGAGCCGTATACATCATTCATCCCATTCCATTGGGACAATAGAGCGATCTTTGACGAGACTGGCGACGGCGCTGATCTTACCAATGCCTATGGCGTACACCTCTGGGAGACGTTCTGGGGGGAAACACTGGCTCGCCTTAACGATGAATATCTGGCATATTCAACCAGTCAGTTCGCCGGCCTATTTGGCGCGTATGCAACCAAGTCAGCAATGGCAGCAGAGTGATGAGGTTTGGCCCCGTGGATCAATCAACGATCAATATGGTCTTTGGGGCCATTCTAGCGGTATCCGGTTGGTTCTTTCGAATGCTATGGGAAGCAGTCCAAACGCTGAAAGACGATTTGCACAAAGTTCAAATTGATTTGCCGGTAAACTACGTTCGAAAAGACGATCTCGACAAGCGGATGGATCACATAGAAACGATGTTCCAGCGCATCTATGACAAGTTAGACGGGAAGGCTGACAAATGAGCACAACTGAAGAGAAGCAGGAAAAGATTGCTCTTGAAATGGCTGCAAGCGCCAGCAAAGGCGCGCTGGTCGAGAAGATCACTTTCGCTGGCATTCCAATCTTGTTCTCTTGCGTCGTCTATTTGATGAGCGCCCTTTCCAATGCCAACAATGAAATCATCCAAATCAAATCCAAGATTGCCGTTGTGGTGAACGCTGACAATAAGGCGATCCCGCCGCAGGGAACGACCATTGACATGGCGCAGATCAGGGAAGCCCTGAGCGACAAAATTGAAAAGGTCGAGCGGGAGGCGGCGCTTGCCCGTGCAGCCATGACGCTTGATCGCGAGCGTTCGATGTCTGCCATAGAGAAATCTCGCATGGACATGAATACTGACGCAGCTATGGCCCGTGCCGCCATACGCTTTGATGTGGCCCAATTGGTCGCAGCGTTAGACAAGCGCATTACGCTGTTGGAGAAAGACAAATGAGCCTTCTTGATCAGTTTGGGCCTTTGCTTGGTCAAATTGCCCCCACTATCGCCACTGCGCTGGGCGGTCCATTGGCCGGTATTGCTGTCAAGACGCTGTCTGCTGTCCTGCTGGGCCACGAAAACGGCTCTGAGGATGATGTAAAGGCGGCAATGACATCTGCGTCCCCAGACCAACTTGTGGCCCTGAAGAAGATCGACGCCGAGTTCAAATCGCACATGAAAGAGTTAGACATTGATCTTGAGCGGATTGCCGCAGGGGATCGTGACAGTGCCCGGCAGATGCAGCGCGAAACCAAAGATTGGGTGCCCAAGCTTCTGGCGATTGTCATCACAGTTGGGTTCTTTGGCATTTTGGTCTGGATGCTGGTGATGGGTATGCCGCAGACGGGAACTGAAGCTTTGCTTATGATGCTTGGGGCTCTTGGCACAGCATGGACGGGCGTTGTGAACTTCTATTACGGCTCTTCCGCTGGCTCTAAGGCGAAGAACGACCTTCTGGCAGCAAAGGACAAGTGACATGAAAGAGAATTGGGACAAAAGCTTCAACATGGTTTTGGTCCATGAGGGCGGCTACGTCAACGATCCGCGCGATCCGGGCGGGCGCACCAACATGGGCGTGACCCAGCGGGCGTGGGAATCCTACCTCAACCGCAGCGTGACTGAGGCGGAAATTCGCGGCCTGACACGCGAAGTTATCAAGCCGTTCTATAAGGCGATGTATTGGGACAAGCTCAAAGGCGATCAGCTTCCGGCTGGCGTGGACTATGCCGCCTATGACTTGGCAGTAAATTCCGGCGTGGGCCGGGCGGCAAAATACCTTCAAGAGATTGCCGGTGTGGTGGTAGATGGAGCCATTGGCCCCAAATCTATGGAAGCCATTGCGGCCTGCGACCCGCAAGAAATGGTTGATGCTCTCTGCGGAATGCGGCTTGAGTTCCTTCAGCGCCTCCCCACTTTTGGCACGTATGGCAAAGGCTGGAGCATCCGTGTTGCAGAGGTTAAGGAAAAGGCGACCAGTATGGCGTAAATGATTTGGCAGTGGTATAGTCGCAGCGTCTTGGAGTTTCAGACATGACCACCGGCCTTACTTACTCGCAGTATGTCGAACAGATAGCCACGATGGCGGTCGTTCCTTCGTCGGACCCTGCTTTCCAAATAATTCTGCCGCAAATGATCACATATGCCGAAAACCGGATGTATCGTGATCTTGACTTCCTTTTCACATCGTCAGCGACAACATCCTACAGCATGACGGCTGGCAGTCGGTCAATCAACGTCAATGCAGATACATTCCCCAGTGGCACGTTAGTGGTCCCCGAACAGATTAACGTCTTGGTTCTGACGGCTATCTTTACCGGCTACATATCTGGCACAACTCTGACGGTTACTGCTGTGAATTCTGGAACCATTGTCACTGCAATGGTGATTTCTGGGCTTGGCATTACTCCCGGAACGACGGTGGTATCGCTCGGGACAGGAACTGGTGGCGTTGGCACATACACCGTTGGCACATCGCAGACTGTTGCATCCACCAGCATCACCGGAAATAAGACATCTACTAGTGCCGACACGGCAGACCGGGTTCCATTGCTCCCGACGACAAAGGAGTTTTTGGATGCCACTTACGGGTCAGGGGCTGTAGCAAATCGCGGCGTCCCCCAGTATTGGGTGCCGTTTGACAATTACACTTTCTTGGTTGGCCCGTACCCTGATCAAAGCTACACCATTGAATTGGTTGGCACTTATCGCCCTGCGAGCCTGTCGTCTTCAAACACAACTACCTTCATCAGCCAAAATCTGCCAGATGTTATGATTATGGCTTCGATGGTCTACATCAGCGCGTATCAGCGCAACTTTGGACGAGCCAGTGATGACCCGCAAATGGCAGTCACCTATGAGGCTCAGTACCAGACCCTTCTGAAGGGCGCGATGTCTGAAGAGAACCGCAAGAAGTTTGAAGCTTCTGCTTGGTCTTCGCAGTCTCAGTCCACCACCGCCACCCCGACACGGGGGTAAGCCATGCCACATAGTTCGCTCAAACTCATCCCCGGCGTCGATCAGAACAAGACACTTGCGCTCAATGAAGCGGCTATCTCTGAAAGCCAGCTTATCAGGTTCATCCCTGACAGGACGTTGGGCGGGCTTGTTCAAAAGCTGGGGGGTTGGACAAAGTATTTTGGCTCCACGATGGGTTCTATCGTTCGTGCTCTATGGGCATGGCAAGATACTAGCAACGAATCTTATTTGGGCATTGGCGCGGACGGAATTGCTGGCGGCGGCGGAAAAGCCCTGCAAGTCATTTCAGTTGTCGATAGCACCATAGACGATATAACGCCAAGACAACTAATTGTTAACAATGGAAGTCTTGTACCGCCAGAAGGCCCTGCCACTACCTTTGGTAGCAATCTGGTTGTTATGAATGATACAGGCCGCGGCATATCCAGCAATGATGTCGTTAACATTAAAACGCAAATAAGCGTTGGTGGCATTATCTTGTTCGGGCAGTATCAGTGCTACAACCCCGGCAATGACCCTGATTCCTACAACATCTATGCGTTGAATGTTGCGGGTAATCCCGATCTAGCACCTCTCCCTGCGCTCGCCTCCGATGTAGTCGGCAATGGGACGACAGCAACTATAACCTATGACAGTACATATATTTTTGCTGTTGGCTCACAAGTTCTCGTAAGCGGAATGACAGGTGGGGCAGCGGGGTACAATGGAACATGGACCGTTACCGCATCTATAGCGGGAGAGGTTTCTTTTGCTAGCGTCCTGACAGCATCACTAAGCGGTCTAGCTACAGTAAACACTGTCACCAGCGTCCCAAAATTCAACACGGTTTTAGATTCTAACAGCATAACGGTAACGCTTAACGACCACAGGTATGAAGCTGGAGACCTGTTTCCAGTTTTGATTAGTACGGTTGTTGATGGGTTTACGATTTTTGGCAACTACATAGTTATACAGAAGCTACTGGCTAGTAATAGCACCGCCACGCGAGAAGTTTCCTATCAATTTGTCATACAAGAAAAAACAATAGCAACATCAACAACTTCTGGATATGAAAATGGCGGATATGCCTACTACGTCTACAGCAAAGGGCAGACTCCTACGATTGCCGGGTATGGTTACGGCATTCGCGGATATGGCGGTACTGGAAGCCCAACCTCTGGGTATGGCGGAACTATTTCCGGCACAACTCCAACTTTCCCAACCGGAACACCTATAAATGCGGTTGATTGGACGTTAGACAATTGGGGTGAAGTGCTTCTGTCTTGCCCATTGGACGGGGCCATATATCAATGGTCTCCCACTGCTGGCAACGATCTTGCGACCGTAATACCGGAGGCCCCAACCGTTAACGAAGGCATGTTTCTTGCCATGCCACAACGGCAAATCATTGCATGGGGCAGCACGGACAATGGCATCAAAGACCCGCTATTAATCCGCTGGTGCGATGTTGAGGATTACAATTCTTGGATTCCTACGATCACCAATCAGGCTGGTTCCTATCATCTTCCCAAAGGCTCACGGATTGTCCAGTGCATTCAGGGTCCACAGCAGGGCCTGATTTGGACCGATCTTGGTTGCTGGGCTATGCAATATGTCGGGCTTCCCTATGTCTACCAATTCAACGAAGTTGGCACCGGCTGCGGCTTGATTGGCAGGAAAGCCGCAACGTCTGTCAATGGCGTCGTTTATTGGATGGGATCAAGCCAATTTTATCGCCTGTCTGGTAATGGTGTCGAGCCAATCCGTTGCCCCGTTTGGGATGTTGTTTTTCAAGATTTGGACCTCAACAATCTTGACAGGATTAGGGTTGCGCCCAACTCCCGGTTTGGAGAAATTACATGGTATTACCCAACTGTTAGCAATGGCGGCGAAAATTACGCCTATGTAAAGTACAACTTCGTTCTTGATCAGTGGGACTATGGGTCTAATTCGGCTGCAAACCCTTATGTGGCGCGTTCTGCTTGGACTAATGAATCCGTGCTTGGGCCACCTATTGGGGCCGGTCTGAACCAATACCTGTTTCAGCATGAGACATCGCCTAATGCCGATGGGGCAGTGATGCAGTCTTCGTTCAGGACTGGATATTTTGCCTTAAGCGAAGCGGATGTTTTGATGTTTGTTGACCAGATATGGCCTGACATGAAGTGGGGTTATTATGGTAGTGCTTTCCAAAATGCTAACGTGAACATAACATTTCATGTTGCCAGCTACCCCAATGACCCCAATGAACAGACCTATGGCCCATACACGATGACAAACGGCACAACATACCTGACTCCACGCTTCAGGGGGCGTCTTGTTTCCATAGAAATTAGCGACACAGCTACCGACATCAACGCATGGTGGCGGCTTGGAAACATTCGCTACCGTGTTCAACAGGATGGGAAATTCTTATGAGCGCCAGCCTCTCTGATATTCTTACAGTCCAGAAGAATGGCGTTGTGGCTATCAATGGGCTTGGTCAAATTCTCAAGACGATTGAGGCTGATTTGCCATGTATTTGCAGCAACTTAGCTCTTCTTGTTACAGCATTAAACAAGTCTATAGCTGGCAGCTTTCCATCAAATATCAGCACGACAGTAGCAGATTCTACCACTGCGTTTGTGGTATCAGGTTCCGGTAGGCTGTTCAGTGTATCCATCCCGGTTCACACGGGATCGGCTCAAGTGTTCGTTTATGATGCAGCGACAGTTGGCGATATATCTGCGACAAACCTCATCTACGCATCGCTACCATCAAATTCGGCATCCTTTACGCCTTACCAGACAGTTGAGCTTCCATATAGCAATGGGCTTGTTCTAAAAACTGAAGCAGGAATGAATTTCTGCGTCGGCTATACCCCGAACACATGAGGACGCCATGCCACTGAAGAAGGGTTCCTCACAGAAGACAATCAGCGCCAATGTCAGCGAATTGGTGCATAGCGGACGTCCACAGAAGCAGGCTGTGGCGATAGCTTTGGACACGGCTCGAAAGGTATCACGCGCCAAGAGGGCGGCTGGTGGGCAGGCTCCCATGGGGGATTCTCCGCAGCCTCAGTCGCATGTTGGGCCAATCCATAGCCCCGTGGCAGGCAGGACCGATCATCTGCCAATGCACGTTCCTTCTGGCTCGTATGTGATTCCGGCTGACATTGTGTCTTCTATGGGTGAAGGCAACACTATGGCAGGGTTCAGGGTCTTGGACGCTGCGTTAAGGGAGTTTGGCAATTCCCCGCAGGCACGGGCTCGCGGTGGCAGGGGGGGTGAAAATCAGGTGCCGATTGTTGCCGCTGGCGGGGAATATGTTATTCCTCCAGAAGTTGTCACGGCTATTGGGGATGGGGACATAAATTTGGGGCATACGGAGCTAGATTCCTTTGTGACAACAATGAGGAAGAAGCTCATAGACACCCTGAAAAAGCTCCCCGGACCCAAAAAGAATTGATCACGGACTAGAAAAGGGGAAGTCCATGCTTGACGATCTTGGTATCAGGGTAGCGCAGCCGGAAGACATCCATGAGCTTATGGATGTGGCAATGAGTGCCTGTTCAGAGAATGGGTTCATAAATCCCAATGTAAACAAGCTCTTAGAGCAAATCTGGTCCGCAGTTAATCTTGACAATGGCATTGTCGGGGCGATTGGGGAGCCGGGAAAAATTGAAGGCGCAGTGCTACTCAGGTTGACAGATATGTGGTACTCTGACGATAAGGTGCTGGAAGAAAAGGGGATTTTCATTCTTCCGCAGTTTCGCGTTGCTAAGGGTGGGAGAGCGCGAAGGCTATGTGAATTTGCCAAAAGGGCGGCTGAAATGTTGGATGTACCGTTGTTGATCGGGGTTCTGTCCAACGACCGCACTGAGGCTAAGGTTAGGTTGTATGAGCGTCAATTTGGCAAGCCAACTGGCGCGTTCTTCCTCTATAATGCTCGTACAGGGTCTGTGCGAGAAGCAGCGGAGTAGATGGCATGAGTGGCGTCTTCGTCTTTAGGCAGCCTCCGCAGGGGTTTCACACCGAGTATTTTGGCGGCGGCGGCGGCAAAGGCGGCACCACGGTTCAGTCCACACAGATTCCTCCAGAGGTCTTGGCGCGCTACAATGCTGTCAACGCGCGGGCTGAAGAGGTCGCTAAAACGCCGTTTCAGCGATATGGCGGCGAGTTTGTTGCCCCTATAAATGCACAGCAAACGGCGGGTATTGGCGGCATAAATGCTGCCGCAAATCAAGCACAGCCGTATTATAGCAATGCAACAGAACAGTTGTATGGGGCTCAACAAAGCGCACAGCCATTTCTGAACCAAGCTACTGCCGCCACAACAGCCGGTGGTCAGGCAATTAATCCTCAAAATATAAATACTGAAGCATATATGAATCCGTTCACGAAAAATGTTGTGAATGCTACGCAAGCTGCCATGCAACAGCAGTTTGGGCAGCAACGCTCTCAACAACAAGCACAAATGGCAAAAACAGGTGCTTTCAATAATTCACGATCTGGGCTTGAGCGAGCCACATTGGCAGGCCAACAAAGTTTGGCAGAAGCACAAGTTATTTCACCTCTTTACCAGCGCAATTATGAGCAAGCTTTACAAACCGGTCTTGGTGTTGCACAGACGAATCGTACCGCTCAATCTCAGATGGGCCAGCAACTTGCCGCTCTTGGGCAGCAAAATTATGGCATGGGCGCAGATGTTTCGTCGCGCTTGGCGGGTCTTGGAACTGCGGCACAAACAGCAGGTCTTCAGGGCGCGCAAGCGCGGATTGCGGCTGGCACTTTGCAGCAGCAGACGGCACAGGCCAAAAATGCGGCGCTCTATCAGCAACACTTGCAGGAACAGGGCTATCCCTTTCAGGTTGCTCAGTTTCTTGCCAACATTGCTACTGGTACTGGCGCGTTGTCTGGCAACACGACGACGCAGGATAAGTCTGGCGGCTTCTTCTCCAATCGTGGCGGCTTTAAGGTCAATGAACGCCCGGCCCGTGCTTATGGTGGTGGGTTAGATGTCAACTCTATGGGCGGCGCTGTCTACGATCCCGGCGAATATGCTCGTGGCGGCTATTCTGAAGGCGGCGTCCCATCTATGGATGACATTCTTGCTACGAATCAAGCGATGTTCATGGGGCAGGGCTCCCCCTATGGGCAGGGCCAGAAGCCCGGTGTTGGTCTTGGCATTCCAAGTCAGGCTGCCAAAATAACTCCTCTTCAGGTCAAGCCAATTGCCCAAGAGGCAAAAGGCCCAGATCCGCTGACGCAGGCTGCCAACTTTGGCGAAGGTCTTGTTAAGACGAAGAAAGCTGGTCAGGAGATCAAAAGCTGGTTTGACAAGAAGCCTGAAGATGGCAAAGGCCCGACTGCGCCTGCTGACGGGAAAAGCGGCGTTCTGGCCGATTCTAAGGGGAATATCAGCGTTAATGCGCCATCGGTCGGGCAGGCAGTTCCGATTGAACGCCCTGCCGGGTTAGCTGTCCCCAAGAATGTCTATTCCGGCCCCAATATCCAAAAGACGGATTTGGGTGACGTTCCTGATATGGGTGGAAACCTCAACTTTGGCCCCGAAATCAAAGACCCCGGCAAAGGTTTGGCCTTTAACACAAGCAACTCAACGCCCGATCTTGGCAGATCAACTGCTGATTTTGGTGGCGTTCCCGATATGGGCGGCGATCAAGTTGCCAATCTTGGTGAAGACTTGGGCGGCGCTGACTTTGGCGATCTTGGCTCGTGGTTTGGCAATCGTGGCGGTGTAGCGGGCGGCAGGCGCAACGGCTATGCAGTAAAAGGTTTTGTCACCCCCGGCTATGATCCAGAGGTTCCCGGCACTGACATTATGGACACCACCGTTGATGAGGGCGAGCAATCCGTCAATCAACTCAAAGGTGAACAGGATGCCATGAACCCCAAAATCTCCGGTGGCGGAGGCGGGGGTGGTGGTCTTGGTCAGGCACTTGGGACCGCTATCAGCATTGGCAAGTTTTTCCTTAAGGATGGTGGCGCTGCCTATCGCGATGGCTATGCAGAGGGCGGCGAGTCTGGGGCGGTATCTGGTGGTCTCGATATAGATCGCCTCAACGCGCTGCTTTCTGCTGGTTCAAAGGCCGCAAATACAGCACCTATCCGCTATAGAACGGATGATGGAACAGAGTTTCGTGGGCAGACCATGCGTTCTGGCCCGTTTGCCGAATACGGCGTTGGGCTTGGCACTAACTTGGGCGGCGGCAGGCTTGATGTCGATGCCGCTCGCGGGGCCACGCCTAATAGTCCTGCTCAGTACAGGGGTGGGATTAAGTGGTCCAAGAACTTTGCCGATGGTGGTCTTGCTTATCGCGAGCATCATGCCAAACCAGATGAGACCAACGATTACAGCAATGTTGTCGGTGAAAAGTTCAATCCAGAAGATGTAGCGGCGGCGGCGGAAGAGATCGCGCCAACGGGTGTTGATCCCCGACTGGTTGCTCTAGCACCTGACCGGCCCGTTCGCGAAATGACGATGGACTCCTCCCTCATGTCCCGCGAGAGTGGTGGAGATTTCCGCGAGAAGAACGACGCTGTTGGGCATGGTGGCATGAAGGGCCACTTTGGCCGGGGCCAGTTTGGTCAGGCTCGCCTGCAAGATGCGATGAACGCTGGTGTATTGCCGAAAGGCACGACCCCGGAACAGTTCATGGATAGCGAAGAACTTCAGAAGGCGACTGAGAAGTGGCACTTTGGCGATATTTCTCAGCACATTGCCAATAAGGGCTTGGACAAAGCCATTGGAACGACAATCAATGGCATTCCTGTCAC